AAAAAAATCAACGTCATTAAAATCTGACATTATTTACTCTCCTTATTTTCAATATTTACAGAAAACCCTAATTTTTGAATCAGGGCAGTTAAATTTGGTTCCTCAAAGGCTTCTAGCTTACCGCTACGGTCTTTGGCTGTGTAGCCTTGACCAATCCTTGTTTGTAACCACCTTGCCGCTATTACGTTGCCTTCATCATCTTGATCGTCAACAATGCGTAGGGCCAAAACCTCGTCAAAGAAATACGTAATTGCATCTCCTAAAGGTCTACTTGCCATTTTGGGACCAAAGAAAAATACACCATCATTATTTTCTTTACCTTCTTTGCAAAGAAATAACACATGCATATCTAAATCCCTGAATGATCTCATTAGACTGGTGACTGCCTCACTTACATTTTGGTAAGCCATTCTCCCGTCTTTATTTCTGTTTTTCTCATGTACCAAAAGAATCTCGCTGATCTCTGATACAGAGTCTAAACACACGCTATCATAGGCTAATTCGCCAGATTTAAGAGCTGCATAAACCTCTCTTAGATCATCATACCCTTTAACCTCAATAGCAGACACGTTAGACGCATCTTTAATAGAAAGCAAACCAGCTTCTGCACTTATGACTAAAACTTTACCTGGCATACTTTGTGTTGCGTATGTTTTTCCAGATCCAGCTTGGCCATAAATTAATAGCTTTGCTCCTTGTTGATCCACCATTTTATCTGGTGTTTTTATCTTATCTTTCAAGCTCATATTTTTACCCTCCTACGGTTTGTTTGAAATGAACTTGATTATTATAACTTAAAAAATTACAATATGTAAATCATAATATTTAGGAGATGTATATGAAAAAAGAAAACGACACAACTTGGATAGCAAATTACTATTTTAGATCTAAAGCTATTGCAACAAAAAAATTAAAGGAGTTAAGTACTATGGGCGTAGAACCAAATCACAAAGAGAGAAAAATAGAGCCGTATTCATTATCTGGTTACATAAAATTTTTAGGACATAAAAAGGCAGCAGAAGACTTTGGCTGTTCTGAAGCTACTTGCAAGTCCTGGAGATATGGATACAGGCAACCGTCTATAGCGCAAGCCAAACAAATTATTAGAGCAACAGAGGGAAGGTTAGACTTTGAATCTATATACGGTCACATATCTGATATTTTAGAAGACAAAGAGTAGGATGTTCCAACTCAATATTACCGAGGATGACTCATCCTTGGATATTGCTTTGGCTTATTTTGATGATGGATATAATGTAGTACCTTTACAAAGATCTAATAAAAAACCACCACCATTTTTAAAAGGCTGGGAGCAATACAAGGAAACAAGACCTCCAAGAGAGCTTGTAGAGTCTTGGTTTAAAGATAGGGACAATTTACAGGTAGCTTTGATCTGCGGTAAGTTTGTTGTAGTAGACGCAGATTCACCTGAAGCTATGGATTGGGTAGAAAAAAACCTGCCCGCTTGTCCTTACAAAGTAATAACTGGCAAGGGAATGCATTACTATTACAACAATCCAGAAAACTATACTACCTTTGCGACTAGAAGGACCAATACAACTCCTATAGAAAGATTAATAGACATTAGAGGTGTAGGTGGTCTTATTATTGCACCATACAACCGTCATGCTAATGGTCAAGTTTATAAGCCTGTTATGTTTACAGATTGGAAGATACATGACTGTGCTGATTTACCAGACTTTACTGAAAAAGAATACTTACAGATAACAGGTGTTCCTAAAGTTGAAAGCAGTAAACAAACGGCTCCTTTTTCTTTAGACGGAGTTTTAGAGGGATCTAGAAATGATGGAGCAGCAAGAATTGCTGGATACCTTATATCTAAAAATGTAAATATAGACTTTGTGCGGGTATTTTTACAGAATTGGAATAAAAACAATAACCCACCATTACCTCAACAAGAAATTGATTCAGTTGCTGATAATGTAAAAAGGACACATGACCGTAAAAATCAAATAGCCCCATTATTTATACAATCAACTGAAAGCATTACAAGACCAAAAGATTTATTCTCACCACCTGGCCTGCTTAAAAATATGTTCGATTTTTGTGAAGATATAGCGCAAGTACCACAACCAGAACTATCTCTTGTAGGTGCTTTGGCATTAGCAAGTGTTACCTGTGGGAGGTTGTATAGAACTAACATGAACAATTTTTCTAGCATGTACTTTATGGGTGTTGCTAAATCAGGACAGGGTAAAGAAAACATTAAAACATTTATTGAATCTGTACTAAATGCTTCAGATCAAGAAAAATTAGTAGTAGGTGATGGATATACATCAAGTGGTGCTGTTCATTCTGTTCTTAAAATTAGACCAACTCAAATAACTATTATGGATGAGTTTGGTAAACGATTAGAGGCTATAAGTAACGCAGGAAACACAAACAAAGAAGATGGAATACAAACGCTTATGGAAGCTTGGGGAAGGTGTCATGGGACACTACGACCAGACAATTATTCTCTTATGTCAGTACAAGAAGAGTTTAAAGAAAGAATGATGAACAGAGTTACCTATAAACCAGCTATTACATTAGTTGGATTGTCTGTACCTAAGAACTTCTATGGCGCTTTAAACAGCGGAAGAATAGCAGACGGTTTTCTTAATCGTTTTGTTGTGGTTGAATCTAATGAACCCAGAAGGGTTGGAGATCTAAAAAGATACAAAGAACCGCCTATGAGTATAGTTAATTGGGTTAACTATGTGCGTAGACTAAAAAACAATTTATCTGATGCGGGCAGAGATAATGCAGAGTTAGATGTAAATCAAACTATTTTGGAGTTTGATAAACAGTCAGAAGAATTATTGCAAGACTTTGCTAGAGAGATAATTAAACGACAAGATATATTAGAGAAAGATAACTTAGAGCCTTTACTCAGTAGATCTAGAGAAAAAGCTATGAGATTGTCTTTGCTCTGTACTTTAGCTTGTAGTGCTGATTCAAAAAAAATAACCGCAGACGTAACTAAATGGGCGATAGATTACATTAGATACTATGACCTTATGTTTATTGAATCTTGCAGAGATAAGGTTGCCAGTTCTGCGACAGAATCTAAAATCAAACAAGTCTTGTCTTTTATTAGATCTAGAAATGGGGAGGGTATATCTAAAAGAGAAGTGGATAGACATGAGCTATTTAGAAGTATGAAGTCATACGAAGTTAAAGAGATTATAGAACGGTTAAAGAATGCTGGAGAGATCCAAGAGATTGAAATTAAAGTCGGAGGTAAAGGTAGGCCAACTAAGAGGTTGATTGCCGTAGATTCCAAATTTTTTGAGGAGTAACATGAAGACACCATCATTAGAATCAAGAGACGATCAGAAAAGAGAAGAAAGAGTAGCGGGATTTTTAGAAGGACTTTGGGGAGTTAGTTGCCATAAGCTGCCGACAAGTTATTCATTAGACTATTGGATTGAGTCAGCAAAAAAAAATTATTGGTGCGAAGTTAAATGTCGCACCTTTACTTTTGATAAGTACGACACTTTAATAATTTCTACAAATAAATTTAGAAGGGGATCTTCTTTTACATTAGCAACCGGAGTACCGTTCATTATTGTTTATGCTATGACAGACGGAATCTACATGCACGAATGGAAGAAAGATTTTGTTTATGATGTAAGAATGAACGTAAGTGATAATCCTACCTACGATGAAGACAACGAGCCTTACATACATATACCGCTAGAAGATTGGGTATGCTTATCAGATAAGCCTTTAGGAATGGACCGTAACGAAATAGGTTTTTAACCCAGTCTAGAAGGCCTACCAAATAGTTGCTCATCTAAAGCCAATCTATCTTGAGACAAAGGATCTAAATTTGGCATTTCAGTTGTCGCAACATCCGGTAAAGGTATGTTTGCTGGAGTGGGTGGAGTAACCTGAGTACTTCTCAAAGATTGTCGTGTCTCTTGCTCTAAATCTTCAACACCAGATACCGCGTCTTTTAATAATTTTTTAAAAGGGCCTAATAGTTCTTCTATGCCTGCTTCATCATACGCTCCATCCATAATACCGCTTGCAGCTTCTTCTGCTTGTTCAGCTCCCATTCCTAACTCTCTAACAAAAGTTTGTATTAAGGCTTTTTCCATAGCATCAAAACTGGTTAATACAGAACCTTTATCTGTTTTGGCAAAAGCCTGAACAACTCCAGGTGTAGAAAAGACTTTTCTAGCAACCGCTAAAGATAAAACAGTAGGCAGTACTGCAATAGGATTTAAAGCTAAACTTGCACCAATACCAGCAGCAACCAATCCACCAGTAGCTCCGCCTCGTCCTGCTTCTTGTTTTGTTAAAACGTCAATTTGTCTTTGGAAGTTTTTTAATCCTTGAGTAAGTTCTTTGCCAAACATAGCCTCTAAAGTTTCATCACCATAAGATTCTAAAGCTGTTTTTAAATTGCCAGCTTTAAATATATCTGTAATTCTTCCTTTGCCATTTAGATCTATAGATTTAGATAAAAGTTTTTGCATACTTGCTTGCTGTATGCTCATAAATACTTCATCACTTACGGTTTCTTTTAAGATCTTTATGTTGGCATTTGCATTTGGTCTAAAAATAATATTAACCGTTTCATCTATACCTTTCAGAGGTAGATCTGAGATAGCTCTATTGGCTTCAAGTTTTAATCTATTTTCCGATTCTTTAGCCAACTGCTTCATGCCTTGAACAAAAGCAAGGCCCTGGTCACTTGCACTCA